CTCTCGGGTGGTCTCGGCGCGCGCGGGCTCCTGCGGGCTCTCAGGCGACTCGGCGTCGATGGGCTCGGGGGTGGCCGCCGGGAGGGTCTGCGGCGCGGCCGCACGCGCGCCCGCGATCGCAGCCAGGCGCGCGGCCGGGGTCACGTCCAGGGCATCGCGGCCGTTGCTCGGCAGGTAGATCGCGACCTGGTGATTCAGGTCGACGCCGCCCGAGTGCTCGACCCGCTCGAGGAACATGCCCTGGCTCTTCCCGAGCAGCTCGGCGGCCTTGAGCCGGTCGCGCGTGGCCTCCTTCGGGTCGCGGAGGATCTGCGTCCACACGCGGCGCAGCTCGTCGGCGTCGGCGATGTCCTCGCGGAGCCGCTCGGCCTTCATCGCCGCCACCGCGGCCGCGAACCGCGGCGACTTCAGCCAGGTATGGGCCTTCGATCGCGAGGTCGCCTTGCTGTAGCCGGCCTCGACCGCCGCCGCCTGCGCGCTCTGGCCCTTTACGAAGGCCGCGATGAATCTGAGTTGCTTCGGCGTTAGCGGGCGCTCCGCCTCCGCCGGTGCCGGAATCGCCACGCGGTGTCAGTCCGTGACGCGGATCGGTCCGCCGCCACCATTGAAGCAGAACAGGTTCCGCTTCCCGACCGTGGCGATCATCTGCCGGGCGTCCTCCAGCGAGGGCTCGCCGGCGAAGTGCGCCGGCGGCCGTGTCGGGGTCGGCTTTGCGCGCGAGGAGAAGCTCGCCCCGCCGCGACGGGCGATCTCGGCCCGCACGCGCGCCAGCTCGGCCGACAGGACGCCCCGCTGCGCGGCGAACTGCACCACGCGCGCCATGGCGGCCTCCGCGCGTCCCTTGGCCGCGGAGAACTGCTGCGCGGTCTCGCGGACCTTGATGTTCCACTGTGCATCGCTCGTGTTCATTTCATCGCCTCCAGTTGCTTCTTCGCCGCGGCCAGGTCGGCAGCCAGGCGCGCGCACTCGCGCTCCTCCTGCGCCGCCAGCCTCTCCCGCGATTCCGCCAGCGCGGCCTGAGCCGCGGCTCCGGCTTCAAGGTCGCGCAGTGCCTTCGGTTTCTGCTCGCTCATCGCCTCACCTTGGATGGAGCCCGCCGCGCGCGTCACCTCTCGCGTCTTCCGCGCACGCGGCCCCGAGAGAATGGCGGGACCGTCGTTCACCGCGAGCGCGCGCGGCGGGCATTGACTGATCCCGTTACCCGAACCTCGACCCGTAGCCGGTGCGCTCGATCGCGGAACGCACGCCGTCGCCGACCCGAACGAAGTCCTGCCGCAGCGCGCGCAGCTCGCTCTCGACGGCCACCAGCCGCTGCAGCTGCTGGTCCTGCGTCTGCTGAGCCCGCCCGAGCGTGATCGGATCGATCGTCAGGACGTTGCCGCCGGCGCCGCCGCCCGCGCTGGCCACCGGCACGAGCTGCGGCGCGCTGAACGTCGCGTTCGCCGCCGGCCCGAAGTTCAAGCCGCCCGGCACGTTGAGCGCCGCCCCTGGGTTCCCCAGCCCCATGAGTTCGAGGAAGCGCCGCAGCGCGGCCGCCGGGCCACCCTGCAGCAACCCCGCGTCCTGGCTGCCCGACTGCCCGATCGCCGCCAGCGGGCCGAGCGCGCCTAGCACCGCCTCGCGCAGCTGCCGGTAGGGATCGCCACCCCCGAGGAAGGACAAGCCCTGCTCGAGCAGGCGCTGCGCCGCGCCCTGGATCCCCTGAGCCGCGGTCGCATCGCCGGCGGCCGCGCGCCGCAGCGTGTCCTCGAACTGGGCGCGCGCTGCGGCGAACTGCTGCTCGGGCGTCAGGGTCGAGGTCTCGCCGAACACCTCGCCCCGCAGCCAGTCCGCCAGCCCGCCGAAGGCCGAACGGATGGCGTCGGCCGTCTGCTGCGCGGCCCGCGCGTTCTCCTCCTGCACCTGCGCCCAGTAGCTGGCCGCCTCCTGAGCCGCTCGCGCCGCAGCGTCGGCCTCTAGACGCGCCGCGCGCGCAGCGTAGATCTCGCGAATCTCGGCGAGCTCCGCTTCGGTGGCCCCAAGCTCGGCCGCCTCGCGCGCCGCATTCGCAGCCTCGCGTGCCAACACCGCGAGCTGACGGTCGAGATCGCTGAGGCCGACCAGCGACTCGTCGAACCGCAGCCGGTCGAGCATGTCGCCGATCCGTGCTGCGTCGCGGACGAGCGAGCCGACCGAGTCCTCGGTCGCCTCGGTGAGCGCCGCCAGTGCGCGAGCCCGGAACGCCTCGACCTGCGCGAGCTGCTCCTCAGTCGCGTTGCGCTGGCGCAGGTACTCGATCGCCGCGTCGAAGCGTTCGTTCACCTCGAAGGTGCGGCGCTCCAGCTCGGTCATGTTGGCGAGAAGGTCCTCGCGCGCGAAGCCGTCGATCACGGCCTGAATCTCTCGCGGGAACTGCAGCGCCTGCCCCAGCCGCTGGACCTGGTCCTCGAAGGTCTCGCCCTCGGTGACGAACGCGCGCACGGCGTCGCTCATCGTCGACAGCACCGCGTCGAACCGCTGTCGGATGAACGTGTCGGCGGTGATCGCGCCCTCGGTCGCCTGCGTGTTGATCTGGGCGACAGCGTCCTTCACGCGCTGCAGCTGATCCTCGTCGAGCAGCTGCGCGATCGACGCATCGAACTGCTGGATCGCCTGCGCGAGCTGGTCGCGCTCCTCACGGCCGACGTTGTCGATCGACGCGAAGGCGAACCCACCCAGGGCCGACTGGCGAACCGCGTCAGGCGCCAGGTTGCGGTAGCCAGGCGTGCCGACCAGCTCGGAGCCGATCACAGTGATCCGGCGCGTGGTGTCCTTCAAGGCCCCGGCGAGCAGGGACAGCGCGGCGACCGCCAGGCCGATCGGGCCGGCGAGCAGGCCGATGCCCTGCCCGATCGCGCCACCAGCGAGCGATGCGAACCCGGCGCTGATCGAGCCCGTAAAGCCACCGATCAGGCCGGCGCTGCCGAAGATGCCCGCACTCGCCGTGAGGCCGGTGCCGAGGCCGGTGAGGCCCAACGCGCCGGCCGCGCTGCCCGCGAGACCGAGGATCGAGCCCACGCCGCCGCCGAGGCCTCCCGCCGCGTTCGCGACGCCGGCAACCCCGCCACCCGTGGCGCCTTGGCCGGTCAGCTGCGCGGCGATCGGGACCACGATGCGGTTGCGAAGGAAGGTGTAGATCAGGTCGGAGATCAGCCGGCGCGCGATGTTCTTCATCGCGTCGGCGAACTCACGGAACGAGCCGAGCCCGCTGGCCGCGAAGTCGGCGATCGCCGACGCAACCGAATCGGCGGCGCTCAGCCAGGAGTCGGCGAACTCGGACGGCGCCGGTTCTTTCGCCGTCGCGTTCATGGTCGCGAGCGCCTGGGCAGCCGCGGCCGCGAAGTCCGGGACGACCTTGATGTCCGCGGTGAGCTGCTGCATCGCGCGAGAGGCCGCCTCCGTGCCCTGGCGGGCCGGCGCGAGCCCGTCGCGGAAGTTCTTCCGCAGCGCGGCGTCGAGCTCGACGATGGCGGCTGCGAGGGCCTTCTTCGCGGCAGCGGCCTCGAGGTCGGCTTCCGTTGCTTCCTTGGTCCTGTCCTTGCCCTCGACCGTGCTAGCAATCGCCTTGCGCTCGGCCTCGAACGCGAGCACGTCCTGGCGCGTCCGCTCTTGGATCGCCTCGACCAGGATGCCGTGCTGCCGCGTGAGGTCGGCGAGTTCGCGTTTGTACCCGGCCGCGGAGTTCGCAGAGTTTTTCAGGCCGAGCGCGGTCTTCGTGAGGCCGTCGACGAGCTTGCCGATGCCGGGCACGAAGTCGGCGTTCTTCAGCGACAGGGCGATGCGCGCGATCTGCTCGGCGATCGCGATGCGCACGGCGTCGAGCGCCAGTCCCATCGCGATCTTGATCTGCAGGCCCACTGCCTGGAACCCGAACTTGATCCCCTCCCACCACTCGGCGAAGGCGCCGCGCACGACGAGCAGCATGCCGGGCAGCTTCTCGACAGCCTCCCGAATGAAGTTGATGCCACGGACCACGATGTTCGAAGCGCCGCCGGCCTGATTGAACCAGCCCACGGTCGCCTGGAGCGAGTTGGAGAGCTGCGTGAGCGCGCCGCCGATGGTCGGCGGGATCTTCGCGAACTTCTCGTCGATGTCGGCAGCCGCCTCGCCGAGCGCCTTCCGCACTGCCGATGCCGTGATCTTGCCGTCTTCAGCCATCGCGCGGAGCTCGCCCTTCGTGACGCCGAGCGACTTCGCGAGCGCGTCCATGATGATCGGCGCCTGCTCGTTCACCGAGTTGAACTCGTCGCCGCGCAGCGCGCCGGCGGCGAGGCCTTGCGCGAGCTGCACGGACGCCGCCGCGGCTTCGGATGAAGTCGCGCCGAAAATCTGGAATGACTTGTTGATCGTCTCGGTGAGCCGAGCGACCTCGGCCTGGCTCGCGCCCGTGTCCTTGAGCGCGCTCGTGAGTCGGGTGTAGAGCGTTGCCGTTGCGCCGAGCTCGCTGCGGGTGCGCTGCGCGATGTCGAAAACGAGCCCGTTCGCACGAGCGTACTCGTCGGCCGAGCCTGCGGTGATCTTGAGCCGGGCGTCGAGATTGGTCATCGCGTCGGCCATGCGGGCAAGTCCGGCGACCGTGGCGCCGATCGCCAGCCCGCGGATCGCGTTCCCGAACGACGACCAGGCCGTCGACGCGCCCTTCGCGCGATTGCCGGCTTGCTCGGCGTCGCGCCCGGCCTTGGCGATCCCCTCCCCGCCCTGGCGCGCGTCAGTGCCAGCCTTTCGGGCCGATGCGCCGACCTTTTCCAGGTCGCCCACGACGCCGCGGAGACCGTTGCGGGCGTTACTCCCGTCGGCGTTGATCCGCAGCGTGAGGGCGAGCGACATTGGCGCGGCTCCGGCTTAGCGCACGCCCGAGGTCGGCGCGCTTTCGGGGATGCCGAAGGCTTCGCCGGGGAAAGCGACCTCCTCGCCGACGAAGCTGCCGTTGTTCGCGAGGTTCAGGATGTCGACCATCTCGGGCAGATTCGCGAACACGTCCGGCAGCGTGGCCGCCTCCAGGCGCTGCATCGCTCGGACGGTGTCGAGGACGAACTCGGCATGCGCGAGATCGAACAGGGAGCGGCGAGCCGCCC